GTGGAAGGGGCGATCTATGCCGGGCTGGAAAAACTCACCGGCGACTACCTGGGCCGCGAGTTCCGCAGGGATGATGGGGCCCAGTTGCGGATCGAACGGTGCTTGGTGGATGCCAACTGGGGCCAATCCACCGATGTGGTCTACCAGTTCTGCCGCCAGTCGGCCCATGCCGCGGTGGTGATGCCCAGTCACGGCCGGTTCATCGGGGCATCGAGCCGGCCGCTCAATGACTACCAGCGCAAGCCGGGTGATCGCGTGGGGCTGAACTGGCGTATCCCGAACGTCCAGGGGCGCCGGGCGGTGCGGTACGTGATTTACGACACGAACTTCTGGAAGTCGTTCGTCTACGCCCGGCTGGCCGTGGCGATGGGCGACCGGGGCTGCTTGTCGCTCTTTGGCCAACGGCCGGAGGAGCACCGGTTGTTTGCTGAGCACGTGACGGCCGAGTACCGCGTGAAGACCGAAGGCCGGGGCCGGACGGTGGACGAGTGGAAGCTGCGTCCGTCCGCCGGGGATAACCACTGGCTCGACTGCCTGGTGGGCTGCGCCGTGGCCGCGTCGATCCAGGGGGTTTCACTGCCGGGCCTGTCCGCCGAACCAGGCCGGGACCGCCGGCGGGTGAGCTTTGCGGAGCTTCAGCGGAGGCGTCGAGAGCATCATGGATGATCCATCCCAAGCCCCAAGTCCCACGTCCCAGGCTAGCCCCCCGCGTGGCATTGCCTGCCCTCGATGCGGGTGCTGCCACTTGCGCACCACGCACACCGAGCCATTACGAAACGGCCGCATCCGCCGCCGCAAGGTCTGTCGGCATTGCGGCCGACGCATGGTGACCTATGAGTCGCCACCATCCCAACGGGTGGCGGATCGCTATATGTAGCACGATTTCGATCTTTTTGGCGAATTGGCGGACAGGTTGCGCCCAATTGGCATATGTAAGAGATAGGCGGACTAGCCCTGTGGCAACCCGTGGCGAGCTCGTGGCCGTCCCCCGCTGGGCAGGGCTGGATCGCTATATGTAGCACGATTTCGGAATTCTGGGCGAAAAGCTCCGACAGTTCGGCCTTCCGCCGGGTAGGTCAAATAGTAGGGGGACGTTCCGCAGTGAGGCAGGTTCGCGTTCGCCGGAGAAACCGCAGGTGACCGAGAACCTCGAAGACACCATCCGTCAGAACGCCCAGGGGCCGGCCAAGGTCGCCGGCGATGCGGGCAGTGTCGAGCAACATCCGCTTTCGGAGCAGATCGAGGCCGACCGCTATCTGGCCGGCAAGGAGGCGGCCGGCAAGACCAGGCGCGGGTTGAGGTTCAACAAGCTCGTCCCGCCGGGGGTGAACTGAGTTGTTTGCATGGATGCGGCAGTTGTGGCCAAGGAAGGCCACCCCCGCTGGTCGTCGCTCGCGTGCGTGGCGGGCCGCGCTTCCCCTGCGGGCCCGCTACGACGCGGCGATGACCACCGAGGACAACCGCCGGCACTGGGCGGCCGCCGATGGGCTTTCGGCCCGGGCGGCCAACAGCCCCGAGGTCCGGCGCATCCTGCGCAACCGCGCCCGGTACGAGGTGGCCAACAACAGCTACGCCAGGGGGATCGTGCTCACGCTGGCTAATGACCTGATCGGCAGCGGCCCGCGGCTCCAGATGCTCACCGGTAGTGCCGAGGCCAACCGCCGGATCGAGCAGGAGTTTTCCATGTGGGCCAAGGCGGTGAACCTGGCCGAGAAGCTCCGCACGATGCGTATGGCCCGGGCGCAGGATGGCGAGGCCTTTGCCATCCTCACGAGCAACCCGCGATTGCCCACGCCCGTGAAGCTCGACCTGCGCCTGGTCGAGGCCGACCAGGTGACCACGCCGGACTTGAGCGCACTTGGCGGCAATGCCGTCGATGGGATCGTGTTCGATGCCTTCGGCAACCCGATCGAGTACCACGTGCTGCGGGAGCATCCGGGCGATGCGACGTTGGCTTTGGGCATCCAGTACGACCGCGTGCCGGCCGAGTCGGTGATTCACTGGTTCCGCATGGATCGCCCGGGCCAAGTCCGCGGCATCCCGGACATCATGCCGGCCCTGCCGCTTTTCGCCCAGCTTCGGCGATTCACGCTGGCGGTGATTGCCGCGGCCGAGACGGCGGCCGACTTCGCCGGCATCCTCTACACCGACGCCCCGCCGGGCGGCGAGGCCGACGCGGCCGAACCGTTCGAGCCGATCGAACTGGAGCAGCGGGCCCTCGTGACCATGCCCGGCGGCTGGAAGATGAGCCAACTTCAGGCCGAGCAGCCGAGCACGACCTATGCCGAGTTCAAACGGGAGGTTCTCAACGAAATCGCCCGCTGCCTTTCGATGCCTTATTGCATCGCGGCGGGCAACTCGTCGGGCTACAACTACGCTTCCGGCCGGCTGGACCACCAGACGTACTACAAGAGCCTCCGCGTCGAGCAGGCCCATTTGGAGGCCGTGGTGCTCGATCGCGTGCTGGCCGCCTGGCTCGACGAGGCGGTGCTCATTCGCGAGTTATGGCCTGAGGATCTCGGGCCGTTTGTCGACTGGCCGCACCAGTGGTTCTGGGACGGGCAGGAGCATGTGGACCCGGCCAAGGAAGCCGCCGCCCAGGCCACGCGCCTGGCCAGCCACACCACGACCCTGGCCTACGAGTACGCCCGGCAGGGGCGCGACTGGGAAGAGGCCCTGCGCCAGCGGGCCAAGGAACTGGTCTTGATGCGCGAGCTGGGGCTCAATGCAGCCCAGACGGTGCCGGGGCCGGCATCGGAGGACGAGGACGACGAAGAGGAGGAAGCGACGCATGCCGCTGCCGCAGCGTAATCCAAGCGAATCGCATGATGAGTTCATCGGGCGGTGCATGGCCGATCCGGTCATGGTCGAAGAGTTTCCCGACGCAGCTCAGCGCAGGGCTGTCTGCCAGCGCCAGGCTCGGGTGCGCACGGAGGCCTACCTGAACCTGGTCTGCGATCCCGGCAGCATCACGATCGAGGCTGCTGAGGAGGGCCAGGCCGATGGCCGGCCTAAGCTGCCGCGGTTCTCGATGGTCGCCTACACCGGCGGGCCCATGCGGATCGCCGGTTGGCGCTACCCGGTGATCGTGGACTTGGCTGGGCTGGCGATCCCCTCGCAGAGCCGGCCGATCCGGTTCGGCCATGACATGCAAAGCGGCGTTGGGCACACGGATGCGATCCGCATCGAGGATGGCCGCCTGGTGGCCACGGGAGTCGTCTCCCGCGACACGGGCGCAGCCCGGGAGATCGTGGCCAGTGCCCGCAATGGGTTTCCGTGGCAGGCCTCGATCGGAGCGGCCGTCGAGGAGTTCGAGTTCGTCAAGGAGAACCAGAAAGTGCTGGTCAACGGCCGCCAGTTCGCCGGGCCGGTGAACGTGGTTCGCAAGGCCACTTTGGGCGAGATCAGTTTCGTGGACCTGGGGGCCGACGGGGCGACCAGTGCCAGCGTGGCCATGGCCGGCCTGCAAGCAAGCAAGGAGGAGAACCGAGCGATGGAAAACCTTTCCGACACCAACCAGCCTGCCGGGCAGCAGGCCGCGGTTCGAGTGCAGGCTGCGGCGGACGCGGCCGCTTCTGGGCCCGAGCCCCAGGTCCCGGACCCCCAGCCCCAAGCCTCTGACGCCCAGGCCGCCGAGGCGGCGCGGGTGTTGGCCATCCGCATGGTCTGTGGAGGGAAACACCCCGAGCTCGAGGCCCAGGCGATCCAGGAGCACTGGGACGTCAACCGCACGGCCCTGGCCGTCCTGCGGGAAGAGCGCCCCAAGGCCCCGGCCGTACATGTCCGCAGCCCAGAGGCCGTGACCGGCCGACTGCTCGAGGCTGCCTGCATGCTCACGGCCAAGGCCGTGGGCGTGGAAGAGCTGTTCGACGAGCCCACCTTGGAGGCGGCCGGCCGCCGGTTCCGCGGCGGGATCGGACTCCAGGAGCTTCTCTTGGAAGCTGCTTGGGCCAATGGCTACACGGGCCGCAGCTTCCGCGACAGCCGGGCCGTGCTGCGTTTCGCGTTTCGCCCCGAGTTGGAGGCCGGGTTCTCGACGATCGACATCGGCGGCATCCTGTCGAACGTGGCCAACAAGTTCCTCTTGGACGGCTTCTTCTCGGTCGAACGCACCTGGCGGAACATCTGCGCGGTGCGGAACGTCTCGGACTTCAAAACGGTGACGAGCTACCGCCTGATCGGCACGGACCAGTACGAGCAGGTCGCGCCGGGCGGGGAACTCAAGCACGGCACCCTGGGCAACGAGACGTACACCAACAAGGCCGACACCTATGGCCTGGTCCTGTCGATCGACCGCCGCGACATCATCAACGACGATCTGGGGGCGATCACCACCGTGCCGAGGAAGCTTGGCCGCGGCTCGGGCCTGAAGATCAACGACGTGTTCTGGAGCACGTTTCTCGATAATGCCAGCTTCTTCTCGGCAGGCAACAAGAACTACCTGGAAGGGGCCGACACGGCCCTGTCGATCGACGGACTGACCAAGGCCGAAGTGCTCTTCATGGACCAGGTGGACAGCGACGGCAAGCCGATCGGCATCATGCCGGCGATCCTCTTGGTGCCTACGGCGCTTTCGGCCATCGGCTCGCAGCTCTACAAGTCGATGGAGCTGCGGGACACGACGAGCAACAAGAGCTACCCGGTGGCTAACCCGCACCAGGGCAAGTTCCGCGTGGAGGTCTCTCGATACCTGTCGAACAGCCAGTACTCGGGCAGTTCCAGCAAGGCCTGGTATCTGTTGGCCACACCGGACGACCTGCCGGTGATCGAGGTCGCGTTCCTCAACGGCCAGGAGTCGCCCACGATCGAGACGGCCGACGCGGACTTCAATGTGCTGGGGATTCAGGCCAGGGGCTACCATGATTTCGGCGTGGCCAGGCAGGACCCCAGGGGAGGGGTGAAGATGAAGGGGGAGTAGGGCAAATGGAACCCGACCTCGTCACAAAGACAGACGCTGTCTCTTGGGCTCCGCCGCAACCGTTTCCGATCGCTGCGCCCCAGGAAACCTGGCGGTGTATCCCGGGGTGCGACGGTTTTTACAGCGTGAGCAACCTTGGCCGCGTGCGGAGTGAACCGATCCAGACCAGTTCGGTTGGGAGGCGTCGAGGAAGGATTCTGAAGTGCTCCCCAGACACGAAGGGGTACTTGCTGTTCGGCGTGTGCCTGCCTGGCCGAACGCGCCGGACGATGAAAGTCCACCACGCCGTTGCATTGGCATTCCTTGGTCCGCGACCTGATGGTTACCAGGTCAATCATAAGTCCGGTGACAAGCTGGATAACTCGGTGGCCAACCTCGAGTACGTCACGTGCCGTGAAAACATCCGGCACTGTTGGCAGAGGGGGTTGCACGGCACGGCCCACTGCCGAGGCGAGGCAAATCAACGGGCGAAGCTGACAGCCGACGATGTCCGAGTAATTCGCCGGTTGTATCCAGAGGTTTCGCTCGGCCGCTTGGCCGCTCTGTATGGTGTAACGAAAACAAATGTTTGGTCAATCGTGCGAAACAAGACGTGGCAACACGTCTAACCCAGGAATAGGAGATCACTTCAATGCCTACGGCTGTTTTCATCCAGGATGGCCACACGATCGACTACACGCCGTCGGCCGATTGTGCGGCGGGCGATGTCGTGGTCCAGGGCGATCTGGTGGGTATCGCCCGAACGCCGATCCCCGCCGGCACGCCGGGCTCGCTGGCCGTGGCCGGGGTGTTCGACGTGGCTAAGGCGAGCGCGACGGAGTTCGCGGCCGGGGCCAAGGTCTATTGGGACGCCGCCAACAAGCTGGCCGTGACCACCGACGCGGCCGGGGCCAACAAGCTTGTGGGCAAGGCCGTCCGCGCGGCCGGCGCCGGGCTGACCACGGTCCGCGTGCGGCTGAGCCAGTGACGCTCCCTATGGGCGACCTGCTCGATGATGGCCTCGGCTGGCTGGCCGAGAAGCTCAAGGCCCACGCCTCGCGGCCGATTGTCTACCGACGCGGGGCTGACGAGGTGACCGTTCAAGCGATCGTCGGGCGGACGCTTCTGAAGCTGGACGACGGCTACGGCGGCGTGCGCATGGAGTGGACCGACCGGGATTTTTTGATTGCGGCCGACGACCTCATTCTCGCCGGCCGGAGGACGTTGCCCAAGCGGGGCGACCAGATTCGGGAGAATCAGGACGGCAAGACGCTGGTCTACGAGGTGCTGGCCCCAGCGGGCCAGCCCGAGTGGCGATGGAGCGATCCGCATCGCAAGCTGCTGCGGATTCACACCAAACAGATCGGCGAGGAGTGACAAACGATGATGCGACTGTGTGCCGTGATTCTTGCGGCCTTGCTCGTGGGGCTGGCTGCGGTCGGCCTGGGGGCCGTGGTCGGCGGCAACCGGGCACCCGATGGGACCGAGGTCCAGTGCGACCTGCCGGTGGAACTTCATCGCCGCAACACGACCTCGCGGGGCCAGGGCTGCTGCGTGTGGACTTCGATCCACCATGCGGCGCTGTGGCAGAACGTCCCGGCCTATCAAGAGGCCCCGAAGTGGATTCAGGAGCACGGCGTACCGGGCGGGGCGTATCCGGGGGCCGTGGAAAAATACCTGCCCGAGATGGCCCGCCAGCGTGGTGCAAGCCAGGCGCCTGCGTTCCTCAACTACGAGGGCAGCGACCTGGAACTGTTGAAGCTGGCCTGCCGCACGGGCCGGATGCCTGCGGTCACGTATAGCTATAGCCCCAGCGGCCGCTATGGCGGAGGGCGGATCGCCCACATGGTCAACCTGGTCCACGCCGACGATCGCTACTTCGCCGTCTTGGACAACAACTACATCGGGGAGAACCAGATCGAGTGGATGACGCCTGAGGAGTTCCGGCGTTCGTGGACGGGCCTGGGGGGCGGGTGGGCGGTGATCCTCCTGGCTCCGCCCCCGCCCCCACCGCCAACCAGCGCAAACTGAGGGCTCTCACGCGGAAGGACCTGTCATGTACGCACTCTTGTTTCCGCTTCTGTTGGGCCAGTGCGGTCCCGGCGGTTGCGCGATCCCGTCGGGTTGGCCGCAGTGGCAACCGATGGTTGTCGACCGCACGGTGTGGCAGCCGGCCGTCTTCGATGTCGAAGTCGTTCCGCCTGATGCTCAGGTTTGGTTCGATAGCCACGCAGTGCGGCTTCTGGGCGGAAAGGGCCGCGTCCAGACGCCGCCCCTGGAGCCGGGCCGGCGCTACCGCTATCGCGTGACGGCCCGCTGGGGGGATGTCCAGCGTGAGTGGACTCTGAGCTTCTCCCCTGGGCAGACGGTCCGCGTGGTGCTGCGGCGCGATGAACCCGCGCCCTCGACGTCGGGGAGCACCGCGTCGCCCAGCGGCTCCTCGGCCGCCCGACAATCGCCACCGGCTTCGACCAAGCCGGCTCAGCCACAACCGCCTTCGCCGCCACCCTCGTCCCCCGAGGAAGGCGTGAGGCTGAAGACTGAAGACCGCAGGAAGGCGGACAACAGTCCCTCCAGCCTCCCGCCTTCAGCCTCCGGTCTTCCGCAAGGCCAGTTGCCGGTGGTGGAACAAGACGGAGTCCAGAACTTCGGCATCGACCGAGCCGGCCTGAACGGTTCGGCCGAGCGGATCACGCTGGGCGGCCGGGAGATCACCCGCTCCGAAGCCACGCAAATCCTCCAGGCCGGCAGCTTGGCCGATGACAGCGGCAAGTTGCGCCTGACGGTGATCGGTAACGACGTGGATCGCAAGCGGGTGCTGGATGATTTGAAAGGTCCGCTTGCCGATGTTGCGGCTCAATGTCTGGTCCAGGACTATCCGCCGGAACACTGGGCCGTAGCCGGGGCAGGCTTCCACACGGCCGGCAAACCGACGATCTACGTCCAGGCCCCGGACGGCAGGGTACTGCACCGGCAGGACGACTATGCCGACGGGGCGGAAGGCTTTCGACAGGCCTTCGAGCGCGTGCGCAGGCCCGATCCGGACTACCGCCCCGACAAAGATCGCGACCTGAGGCGGCCCGCAGATGGCTTGCTGGCCAAGCTGATCGACTTGCTGGCGCGACCGTTCCGCGTGATTCTCTCGTGGCTTCTGGCCGCGGGCGTGGTGTTCATCCTGGTTGTGCTGGTCATGAAGGGCTGGTTTGTCTACCTCTTGGGCCTGTTGGCGAGCCTGGTACCCGGACCGCCGAAGACGGCCGGCACCGCGCAAAGCCAAGCCGCCAAGAGCCGGTCGGCCCGGCAATCGACCGCCAAGTCGCGTACGAGGAGATGATCCACATGGCCACGATCGTCGCCCTGGCCGATGCGGTCGTCTCGGAGCTGAACGGCGAAGGATGGAGTCTCCCGTTCGCCGCCCGGCGGCTCTATCGGCCACGGTTCGAGCCGGCGGACCTGAAGACGCTCCAGGTGAGCGTCGTGCCTCGGAGCCTGGTCATCGAGGCCGCAAGCCGCGCGGACGACAGCCGCCAGTACCAGATCGACATAGCGGTCCAGCAGAAGCTCGATGCCGACCCGTCCGAAGAGATCGACCCGCTTCTGGGGCTGGTCGAAGAGATCGCCCGGCACTTCCGGTTGCGGCGGCCGGCGGCGATGCCCACCGCCGTGTGCGTCAAGGTGGAAAACGATCCGGTCTACGCAGTGGAACATCTCGACGAGCTGCGATGCTTCACCAGCATCATCACGCTCTCGTTCCGCATGGTGGGGTGAGCGATGGTGGGAATGAAGGCGAGAACCCGCAGCCAGATGCACAAGGTCGCCCGGAAGGCCAAGCGGGCCAGCATCGAAAACCTCGGCCATGCCGGCGGGGCGATCCGCCTGGCGGCGGTGCGGAGCGTCCGCAAGCGCAAAGGGCCGTCGCCGGCCGGCCAGCCGCCGCACACGCACACCCGACGGCTGCCCCGGGCGATCAAGTACGCCGTCGAGAAATCCCG